GCGGCCATAATCTGCGTGTGGTTCGCAGTTTCAGAAACTTCGACTCCGAAGTTTTCGGTAGCGAGAGCATAAAGGTCGTCTCGCTTCATCTTCTTAAAACTCATTGTTCCTCCATATTATGTCTAGTTAAGTATAGCATGTGGTTTTACAAATGGGAAATCCCCGACCTCCGAAGAGGCCGGGGAAATTCCTTAACGAGTGGGGTTACTTACTCAGCAACCTTGACGTTCTTGACAACAACGAACGCGTCCTTGTTCTCAATCTCAGTTCCAACACGGCAGTACATTGTGTACTCAATGCTGTCCTTCTTTGGCTTGAACTCGCGGAAGACCTGAATCTCTCGCTTTACACCCCATAGAAGGTTCTGTGGGAATGTGAGCCATGCCTCACCGTGGTCACTTGCAGGGTTGTGTACGTGTGTAGTACCGTCTGCGTGTGTCTCAGTGTAGGATGCATAGTCGCCATCCTGTGTTTCGGATAGAAGCGGTACTTCCTGAATCGGGATACCGAAGGAGGCAACGTTAATTGTCCATCCTGCGTCTCCCGGCGCTGTCGCTCCACCGTTCTGAACGATAGCCGCACCCTGTGCCTGTGTGAACTGGTCAGTTCCACTGGTCAAAGAGTATAGGTAGTCCTGCATCAAGTTTGCTCCTGTGAAGAACTTCAAACCGTTTCGACGCTGCATGTACTTACGAGGCATAGCCTTGATAGCAGTGTTGAATACGTTACGGGAAAGTCCCTTTCCATTTGCATCAACAACGTGTCCACCGTCTCGTGCGAGACGACGCCAACCGTTGAATACCTTCAATAGCGGGTCACGGGTTAGGCGAGTGTCACCATTAATGGCAACGTCTTCCAAGTCCTGACCGGCCTGAGCAGTCATAAGACGTGCTACGTGGTCCTCAAATGCGGCACCTTCGATGTTGTCCTCAAGAGTCTCTGTAGAGAGTTCCCAATCAAGACGCAACTTCTTAGTGGTGAGAGAAACCTTAGAGAAAGCGACACCCGGATTCATTCCGTCGTCTACTGCCTCTGTTGCAACACGCATCAAACGCTCACCAACACCCATACGAGTAATCTCCTGCTCGTCACCGCGCAAACGGATAGTACGAACCTGAGCACCTAGGACTGTTGCGTCCCACATGTAGTCGATAAAGCGGTTTGCCTGCTCTGCTTCCAACAAACCTCCACCCTCGCGGATTTCAGTTGTACGAATAACCTTTTCTAGCAATTCACCCATTGTTAAATTTCACCTCCTGAAATCATAATTTATACGTGGTCCGATAGGCCGAGGAAGCGCCCGTTCCACAAACTTCCCTTACTCTTGGTAAGGGTTTCCTCCGGTGACCCGCCGAGGTCGCCAGACTTCTTAACGGCAGTATCAGACTCGACGGCTGCAAGAGACTTTTCCACGCTCTTGAGTTCGTTCTGAATACTGTCAAACTTAGTGGTGAGTTCGGTGTAACCCTTGCTCAACTCTTCGAACTTGTTTTCGAACACCTCTGTTGCCTTGGCAATTGCTGCTGTCGCATCGTTGTTGTTCTTCTCAAGTCCAGAAGTGATTGCTGTCTGTAGGTCACCGAACATCTTTGCAAAGTCAGGCTCTTCAACCTCAACTTCGGAAACGTCTGCGGCCTTTTCGACAGTTTCTTCTGGTGCCGTTACTTCGGCGTTGTCGGCTACTTCTTCTACGGAGGAAGCAACCTCTGTTTCTGGCTTACCTTCTGCGCCTGGGGCAATTACCTCAGGAGCCGGGGAACCTTCAACAGTCTCAGTCTTTTCTGTTTCTTCTGCCACGTCAACACCTCCTTTATTAGTTGCAGGGAGTTCCTGCTTTGCGTTTTCTTGTGACGAATTGTGCTTGGCGATAACTTCGGCAACCTTAGATGCCTTGTTTTCGTCATCGTACTCAATCCAACCGATATTTACCATAGCGTGCCCCTCAAGGCATTCCTCAGCGTCTTCGGTGGAAGTCTTTGCTACTGCTCCATCAGAGTGCTTGTCGCAGTAGAATACATTCTCAGAGTTAGTCTGTGTAATAGTTCCGGTCAACTCATTCTGTCCGTTTACCTTCATAATGCTAACAACATTGGCGTATTGGTTACCGCCAGAGTCTACAAGAGAAAGTTCCTCAAGGTCGTAGTCCAGAACCCGGCGCAATGTGGCACCCTTCTTCTGGTTTCCATCAGTGGCCTTTGGGTAAACCGGCTCAGACTCAATGATTGGACCCTTAATGCTAAAAGCAGAAAGAGTGCCGTCAAGAACCTTTTGCCAGGTATCTTCTGCACCCTTAGATACACGCGCTGTTACGTAGATTCCATTATAGAAAGTTTCGTCCGCTGGGTTGTACCAAGTGTCAGGCTTGTATGAAACCATTCTTCCAACAGCAATTGGCTGATGCATTTCACGAATGTTTCCACGGAAGCGGGCAAAAGCCTTTTGGCTGGCTTCGGCAGTGACAATATCGCCTTGTAGGTCTACGTTGTCTAGAGAGGCCCAACCAGAAACTAGTCGGTTCTCTTCGTCAATCTTAGACATAGGCATGACAACGGTAAAGTTATCACCCTCGCTGGTCCACTGTGCCTTCTTGATTTTCATTGTGCTCATATCTTAACGTGCTTTCTTTCCAAAGGCAAATTATCCCGGTTGACTCGACTGTTTAGATACGTCAAGGCAGATAGGGCTGCTATTGTAAGCGCAGTAATACCCCCTGTGTGTTGCCAATCTCCTAAAAAGTAACCGATGGAAATTACAATCCAATGTATAAATCCAATGTACGCACCTCTACATAACCAGTTACTCTTTTCGTGCAGTATGCCCCAAGACATTGCCAGGCCACACACAATGGCAAAAACCCCCCAGACAACCTCAGGGAACAGTGAATTCAAAGACGTGTACAGTGGCGAGCGAGAGAATACCTCCCAAAATGGGTTGGCTACCCAAAGTCCCCAGAGTAAAGTATAGGTTGAGATGACGAGAATGAAAGCCTTGTTTACGGGCAGGGACAGCAGGCCACGGAAGGTGACCGCAATCTTATTTGCATACCTAACAATTGCCTTCAACTTATCCTACTGCCCTACCGTCACCCTGTGTCTGTCGGGCTTCACCGGCTGAATCCGAGGCGCTAGAAGAACGCTCTGCATCACGAGTACGTGACTGGTTAGCCTGGGCGGTCTGTTCCTTTGCTGCGTCAGCCTGCTGCTTTGCTTCTGCCTGCTGCATCATTCCAACGCCCTTGTCGCCGTTCTTGATTCCAGTCCATCCCCAACGTGCGCGGATTTCATTAGGAACAATGACGCCCCAGCGAAGGTAACGCTCGTCAATCTTGGAGATTGTGTCCTCGTCGGTAAGAGTAAGTTCAGACAACTTTAGTTCGAAGATATCGGTAATCTCACGGAATACCTTGTTTAACTTCTTCTCAGCAATCTTCTGCTCTGGACGACATACCTGCTCCTTGAATGTCTTATCAGCATCGCGGCTGGCAGCAAGAGAAGCACCCTCTACCTGAGTCACCTTTCCTACAGGTACGCGGTGGGCCATAAGAATGTCACGAAGGTTAGAGCGGTTATAGTTCATAAAGGAAGCATCCTGCGTTCCCGACTCAACCGGCTTCATTTCGAAGGAAGCCTTTCGGCCCTCTTCGTCAGCAGGAAGGGGTACGAATAGGGTGCGGTGATTCTTGCCCTTTAGGTCCGTCTGAAAGAACTCAAGAATGTTGCGCTGGGCTGTCATTGACAGAGAACCACCCTTTACCACAACAACATAACGAGGCACAGCCTTGTTCTCAAAGTAGTCGAGGTTGAACCTGCTAGAGAATTCGTTACCAGCAATTGCCTGCTGTGCAGCGATAATGTCTGGTACACCGTAGAAGTTGTTTGTAGGGCTGTACTTCTTAAAGTGAATCACTTCGTTTGGACGTGAGTCATTGCCTACCGGGTCGTTTGTTCGCCGGTCGCCAAAGTTGCGGAAGAAGACAGCCTTATTGGAAAGTACCTGAACAAAACCGTCTCGCTTCCTACGCACGCGCATGCCCGTGGAAGGAACGTGTCCAAGGTAACCAATGTCACCTGTGACCTTTCGGCCAATCTCTAGGTAGCCGTTGCCTGTCGTTTCGTAGTCTGTCCAAATCTTGATGAGAGTTTCCATGAACTCATCATCGTCATTGCACTCATCAATCCATTCTAGAAGTTCTTCCTTTACCCGGCTCAACTTACGGCGGGCCTTCTGGGTGTCT